TTTTGGGCGGCGTTCCAGACGCCCTCAATGCGGAGCTTGCTCAAGTCCTCAAAGGTGGCCGTGAACGGGTTCCCGCTGACCTCCGTGTTATAGCGCAACTCCATGAGGGACATTCTGGCATCCATAGCGTTGAAATCCGCCTTAATGGCCGGGTGGGCCTGGGGGTCCGTGTTGTGGGCGTCGATCTGTGCCTGGGCCTGGACCAAAAAGGCCGGGAGCATAACGCTGGTGCAATATGCCCCTACGTCCTCCGCCGTCATGAACGCCTCCGGGGAATAGTCAATAATGACCTCGGCCCCCTCCCCGATAGTAATGCTGATCGGGTACCGCCGGACGTCCAGGCCGGTGGTGCTGTATGCGCTCACCCACTGGGGGTAATCGCCCAGGACGCCGTAGTAGAGCATAACCTCGCTGCCGTCTTCATCCTGGGCAAAGACGCCAAACTCCCTAATCCAGAAACCGTGGTCAAGGCCCCCGTTAAGGTCGGAGCGGTATTCCACGGTCATGTGTACGGTGTCGCCGTCGTAGGTCGGCTCATTGGAAGTACCGGCGGCGACCGGCTCCACAAGGTCCTCAAGGTCGCCGGGAAAAACTTCATCCGGGCATACTCCCTGCCCCATCATGATTCTGGAAATCTTGAGGGGCAATTTTGCCGCCAGGATTTTGGCGATCAGTTCCCGGCCCCGCCGGGGGATGGTGCATCCGTATTGGCTCATTTTTTCATTCCTCCAATTCTGGCAGTCTGGTTTCGCTGATATTTTGCAGGGCGGCGGTGGCCTTGCCCTTACAAACGGCGGTTAGTGTGGTGCTGAAATCCTCAAGCCGTGGGAGCCTTGTCTCTGTAACCGGCAGGAGCGGCCTTACGCTGATACGCTGGACGGCTCTCATATCGTGGGGCGGCAATTCCTCAAGGAAGGGGAGGGCCGTCTCTGTGACCGTCTGGACCGCCGCTGTGGCGTGTTCTATCAGCTCCGGCATAACGGTGGTGTCGTTCTCCTTCAACGCCGGGAGGGCCGTCTCTGTGATGCTCTGCAACGCTGCCGAGGCCCTGCCGAAAATGGCGGCGGTAGCAAAAACCGGCTCAAGGGTTGGGAGGGTGGTGCTTTGCGGCCCGTCCCCCAGGACGGGGGTAAGGTGGACAAGGTTGCCGGGAAAAACCGGCTCAATTTCCGGGAGGGTGGTTATTGGCATCGGTTTCCCCAAAAACGGGGTTATATAGACCTTGCCATCAAGCTCCAAATAGGTAATGATGCTGTCAAGCCAGCTTGTGAGTCGCTTCACGCTGGCGATCATGCGGCGTAATTCCTCCATCATTTTCGGGGTAATCATCCCGGCTATGGGAATGTTTACCTGGAAATGGTGCGGCTCCCCGCCGTAGTTAAACCATTCATCAATACCGCCGTTGCCGAAAACCGCCTTTATAACCCAGTCAACCGCCGCCGGGGTCCCCAGGCTGGCATAATAGGGCAAGGTCCCTTTAATCAAGGTCCGCTTTGTTTCGAGCGGGAGGCTGTCCTCATAGGCCGGGGTTCGTAGCTCAACGGCCAAATAGTCCAGGATTCTTTCCTCCAAACTGTCAACAGCGGCCATGAGCCGGGTCCGCTCCGCAAGGGCCAAAATGCGGCGTTTCTCCTGCAGGACGGCGTAGGCGATGGCTATTGTTTCCGGGTTGTGCCGGAGGCTGTTGCTCAAAAGGTCGGTGATCTGGCCGTCGTGGATGTTAATCATCTTCAAGCCCTCCATAGGACACCTTTACGGTGCCTACCTGGGCGACCTCCGTGTCCCCTATGGGGGCATATTCGGGGCTTGCAACGATGGGCCGTTTTGCCCCGGCCTCCCGTATGCGCCGGACAAGCTCCGAGGGGTTAATATCCCGGCCTATTTCCATGGTCTGCCACCTGTTGTAGGCTGCTACGGCCTCCGCCACCCGGCCCTGTATGGCGGTGGCCTGGGCCTTGTCGGAGCGGCCTATGTAGTAGGTCAGCTCAAGATCATAGGTCCTCACGCCGGGGGCCGAAACCGTTACAAAGTCGGTCATGGGCCGGACCTCTCGGTCCCGGAGAAATTCCTGCAAGCCCTCTATAACCTCTTGCCCCGGCAGGGTCCCGTCCCGCATCAGGATGTAAACCTCCGCCTTTCCGGCCTCTTGCAAGGAAACGGGGCGCACCGAGCCTATATCCGTGTTGTAGGTTTTGGCCCAGTATGTATAGGCGTCCTGCGGTCCGGCGGTGCTGTAACCAGAGGGGGCTAAATAGGTCCGCTCCGCAAGGCTGGTATCGTCCTCCAGGTCGGTGCCGTCGGAGGTGTCGGTTATGTTCTCTACGCTCTCAACGTATGGGAGCGGGTCCACCAGTACGTTGATCTGGCCCTTTAGGAAATTGTTGCCCTCAATGCCGACCTTTGTGCAGATGGCGTCAACGTCTACAAACCCGGCCCCGGCGGGTGCCTCCGCATATTCCTCCGTCATGAAATAAACGCCGTCCCCGTTGGTGGCCCTGGTACCCACTGGGATGCCGATGGCGTAGTCCCGGACTGCCGAAAGGGTAAAGCGGAGGGTTGTTCTGGCCGCTGTGGCCTGTTGCCGGGTAACACGTCGGTTTCCGGCGAGGCTGTCCAAAAACTCCCCATAGCTGTATTTCAAAAGGTCCTGTTTCCCGGCCCGGTCCACGTATTGCTCAATCTGGAACAGGTCCAGGGCTATGGCGTAAAGCTGTACCCGGTTCGGGTCTGCCGCTCCGAGGCTTACCGCCTTGCCGGTGACCTCTTTGTAGCGTTTCTCATAATTGGCGACTAGCCGCTGCATCATGGCGTCCAGGGTGTCGTTCTCAATAAAAGAAACGTCCGGCAGGTCGAAAACCGATTTTAGAAGGTTATCCAATGGCAAGCACCACCTTTGCTCTTAATTTCCCCTCTGCCCCCTCCGCCTGGAAGTCAACCCCCGTAACCCGCACCCGTGGCTCCCACTGCTCTACCGCCTCAATGGCGGCGGCGGTAAAGAGGCCCTTTGCGATATTGGGGGGAAAGTCCAAATAGGCAACGTCAAGGCCGAAATCCCGGTATAGGGGGCAAGTGCCGACCGGGGTCAATAGAAGGGTGTGAACGTTTCGGACGATCTCCTTGCGGACGGCGGTATCGCTTTCCCCGTACTCAAAACCGACCTCAATGCCTGATAGGTCCATGCTGCCCCCTCCTTCCCGTTATAGGTATTCGCTCATGGTTATATTGAGCTTTGCGTTGGTCAAAACGCCGTTGTTGTAAATGGTTTCCCATGCCTCGCTTACGTCGGTAAGCCTCCACCAAAGACGGCCCACGGGTCTGCCTCCAACTATGAAAGGGTGAATTTCCCCCATCTCCGCCGCCCTCTCCATGCGCTCAATAATTGCCCTGGGGTCAACGCCGTAATTGAAATCAAGGGCAATTTCAAAGTTCAGCTTTTGGAGGTTGGGCCGCAAAAATTCCACTTGGTCCTTTAGGCCGATGCGGCTATGGGTGGCCCAGGAGGAGCCGACGGTCCTGTTCATATTGCGGAACGTGAAAACTTTATCCTCGCTCACGCTGAAAATAACGGCGGTTCCCCAGTTTGCTATTGCCACGGCCTATCCCTCCTTTAGTTCGGCTCCCCTGTGGTGCCTCCGCTGTCGCCGGGGTGCGTATGGTGGGCGAGGCTTACCTTCTTGCCGTCCGCTACAACGTCCCCGGTTACGGTAATGAGCGGGGTTGTGATCTTGATTCCGGCGGGGGCTGTTATCTCAATGGAGCCGTCTGCCTTGACCTTTATGATGGTGGTACCGTTCACCGTGAGGGTAAAGTCCTTTGTGGGCTTAATGTCATAGGTCCCGGTTATGACCTCCAAATACTCAAGGGCCTTGTGGTCATACCGCTGGTAGGCGTCCCAATATTTGCGGTTGTAATCTTTGCGGTAAAGTTCTTCTTGCCCCTCCGGGGGGCGGTGTCCGTTGTGCCAAACGGGGCCGAGAATCACGGCGGCGCACGTTCCGTTGGAAAGGTGGGCGACAAGGACTTGGTCCCCTTCTTTCGGCATCCAATATTGCCACGCCAGGAAAGAAAAGGTTGCGGTCGTGCTGTCGTTCAAATCCTCATAGGTAACGCTTGCTTTCCCGTTTGGGTAGTCAATGCTTGAGAGCTTGCCTATTCTCAAGTATCCCTTATCGTAGGACATTGCTATCCTCCTTCTGAAACGGTGCTTGAAATGGCCGTAGGGCTTGAAATCCTCGGCTCAACCTTTCGGAGGTTAAGGCTCATTTTGTAGCCGCTGCCGATGCTGTGGGTCACTTGCTCAACGTAGTATTTCCCGGAGAGCCGCTCAAGTCCTGCTATCTCTATCGTGTCCGAGGCGATCAGCCCCGGCCTTGCCATCATGGTCAGGCTCATGGTGGTGGTGCCTCTGTTGGCATTGTTCACCGCCGCCAGGGCTATGGCCGTCGCCTCCGTCAAATTGTCTGCCGGTTCGTTATTGGTCAAGAGCCGTTCCTCTGTCCCGGCCTTTACGGTAAAGGTCTTGTTTTTGTCACTGTTGGTGTACTGGTAGCGGACGCCGGTATAGATGCCGGTGAGGGTGGTGTCCCAGGTCCAGCCGGGGTCAAAGTCCGCCGGGGTCAATATAAACTTGGGGCCTCTGGCCTCGTAGTCCGCCTCTGAAAAGACCACCAGCCGGTCATTGTAGATTTTTAGGGAAAGGCCGTATTTCTCAACGAGGCCGCTGTAAAAATCACAATCGTTTTGGTTGTTCTGTTCGACCTTCTCAATGGCCACGTCGCTGGCGTCAAAGAAAAGGGCAATCCCGGCCCGACCGGCTACTTTCTGCCCGATCTCCTGCAGGGTGGCCTGTTCATAGGTTTC